CTGCTGGGCGGGAAGCATTCCGGGGATAAGCCACAGAAACCTGCGCCAGCCCCGGCCAAACAGCCGGCAGGATCAGGGTTCGATGACTTCGAGGATGATATTCCTTTTTGACATGAAAGTTCCCAGCGACGATAGAGTACCGTGGACTATGTGGATAACCATGGTGGTGATTTACATAGTCATGCGGCTAGCTGTTTGGATAATGGGAGAGCAGATATGACCGATAGAAAGTTATTGCAGCAGGCACTTGAAGCGTTGAAATACTACGCTAAATCAGTTCCGTTGTTCGGAGAAGGTAATGATGCAATCCGCGCCATCCGCGCCCGACTTGACCAAAAGGATGACGAGCCTGTGGCGTGGAGTTTTGAATTGGCAGGCGCAATGCAAGGTAAAGAGTATGTTAATTGGGAGCGAAAGCTGTCTTTTTCGCAACCGGGAGCGTGGATGGGGTTACAAAATGTCCAGCCTCTCTACCTCCACCCACCAGTGCAGAAGAATGACGAGCCAGTGGCTAGGGTTAATTCCGAGGGATTTATAGTGGAAATTGGAGACTTGCCTATAGAGGAAGGCTCTTTACTTTACCTCCACCCACCAGCAAAGCAGGAGCCGCTTACGGAGAATCAACTATTGTCAGAAGCAGCAAAGATGTATTCGGATGCGAACAGGAGAATGAAGTGCTGCCGATAATACTACTGGCTGTTCTCTGGGGAACGGTGCTCTACCTCATTTACAGTGCTTTCAGACTTCACTGGGCAATAGGATGCCTAGTTATCATCGTACTACTTCAATGGGGGAGATAACATGCCGTTGCTAATCAACCAAAACAACGTGATAGAGCGTATTACCTTTGACAAGCCCGTAGCCGAGCCACCCTTGCGGGAAAGCTGGCTACGGGAGTTTGTTCACAAGTTCTGGGTACTGGTGTCAGGCGAGTAACTGGGAGCGAAGGTCGTCAACCTCGGCCTTCAGTTCCTGTATTGCCTTCAGCATCATAAAGGGCAGTACGCTGAACTTCAGCCCCTTGCGTACTCCCACCCCTTCCAGTTCGCTCTCGGTAATCAGGCCGGGGAAAATCTGTTCCACTTCCTGAGCGATAAGACCAAGTTCTTTGGGCGTACCGTCGTCGTCATTTATCCAGTTGTACTTCACCACTCGCAACTTGGCAAGGTCAGCAACATAGCCATCCCGTGTTGTTTCAATGTTCTTTTTCTGGCGCTCGTCCGAGGTGAACGACATCGTGCCGTTACCGTACAAATGCCACGAACTGACCCCTGATGTTATAGATGTGAGATGGGCTGAAGTAGTATTGTTGTTTGCTGTGGTCAACTCTGTACGTATTGCCACTTGACCAGACGCAACATTTGTATGAGCAACATACAACACTGGATTAAAGTTCGAGCTACTTTGCAGGTTCATCCGATAGGATGTGTCAGTAGTGCCAACGCCGATATTACCATTGGTGCCTATCCGCATCCGTTCAGAACTATTGGTGCGAATAGTTAAGTGATGGTTAGAGTCAGTCCCTATAGCGCCGTATGTTGGCGCGGCAGTAAGTCCGGCAACTACTCCATTAGTATTTGCGGAGTATCCACATATAGCATTTGCTCCGGTACTTTCATTGTATGTACGATAATACATTCCAGCAGAGCCATCCACATTGCCCCGAATGTCTACCCTATATGTTCCACCTGCACCGGCGCCATTAATCCCGATATTGCCATCGGTATCAATCCGCATCCGTTCAACGTTGCTTGTTAAAAAAGCAATGGGTAAGTACGAACCTGTACCACTTCTCCCCGCAGCTAGTGACGCTATAGTCGCGCTACAGTTGATGCTGATGGACGAGGCGTTATTGGGGTCAGAACTGTTATAGGCATTGAACGCCGATGTAAGACTTGTCCCATTCGGAATGGCACCGACAGCCGTATAGTCATTGGCTACCGTCGTCTGGAAATACAACCTATCTGAGAACGGGGAAGTAGTGCTGAAGTTAGCCTTTATCCGTCTGCCGACACCACCGAATACCAAGTCACCATTAAGAGTGCCCCCTGTCAGCGGTAGATAGCCCTGCAACTGTTGCAACGGCACAGCCTCCAACGGAGCAACTGCCGACTGAATCAGCATCAACGGGCCGAGCATCCCGGCGCTGCCGTTACGCGGTAAGGACAGGGTTAGCTCATTGCCAATATCCTCCATTGTCGGGTTAGCCCAGTCAACATCAATAACGGTATCCGTTACTACCGGGTTGCCTGCGGGTAGGGTGTAGACCCCAGAACTGTTGCGTGGCATAACTATTCTCCTTGATTATCTTGTGGTGCGAGCAAACCACCAACTGTGCCTAGTCTACCCTTAACTTGGCGTTGTACTTCTGGCGGCAACTGTTCGATCAGATCAGCTAACTTATTAGGGTCAGTCATTGCTTCATCAATGATTGCTGCTACTTGTTCATCACTGTGACCAGCCACCTTCTTAAGACCGTGGCGCAAAATAGTCATCCACCGTGCAAGCAATGGAGGTGAGGCACTTTCCACCTGTTCGGCTGGCGAAATAAACGGCGGCAATACATTTTTACTTCCCGGCAAGGCGTCGTATTCTGCGTTTCTTCGCAAGCTGTCAGCCAATGATTTTACCTCTGATGTCTGTTGTGGAGTAAGCACTTGCTCCAAGAAATTGTAGCGCGGTAGTCCAGCGCGTTTTAGAGTACGCGGGGCATTCTCCATCGCGTTCATGAATGTACTTGCACGTTCCCCAGACATCCCCGGCTTACGTAAAGCAGTCGCCAACTGTTGATAGATTTCCGACTGGTTCTGTGGCGCCGAGAACTCGGCAAACAGCTTGTTTGCCTGATCATAAGCGGGTGATTGACTGCGCATTGCATCTGTCAACTGTCTTCGCGCATCACGTAACTGTTGAGCACGTAACAATCCAGCACTGTCAGAAGCATTCGACAATGTATCAATTTCCTTGGTCAAGTAGTTTTTTGCGCGTTGTAGGTCATCAATCGACCGCATCGGCAACTGTGTCCACGGGGCTTCGTATGGTGTTGCACCCATCGGCCCCATTGGGACATGGCCGCCCATTTCCTGCATCGGGATAGCTGCTGGTGGAGCAGCTTCTCCTGCGGCGCGTGCGTTTGCACCAGCCTGAGAGTAACTGTTTCGACCTCTCAATGCCGATACCTGTGCTTCCGGCGCACCCAACATATTGTTCAGCCGGGGTGGTACATACACCATATCCGAGTTAGCTTGGTTGTAGATTGGGCGAGTAACGTTCTCCCGAATCTGCTTGTAGGGAGACTGCATGACTGTCCCAGTCGCTTCGTCGTACATATCTTTCCCCAACTGTTCGGTTGGTTCGAGAACAGCACGACGGGCGGCTTCGTTCGCCCTGTCGATGTCTACGAATTTACCGGCAGACGGGCGACCCCGTGCCGCTTCCTCCAATGACTTCAACCACGGTAGCGACTTGCCACCGGGAGAACCGACTGCCGCAATTCCAGCCGTCGCAGTCTCACCGGGAACCATCCCTTTAGTATTTCGCAGCGTATCAATCACGTACTGGCGACCGCTATCAGTAGCTTTAATCGCCTTGTCCAAGTGACGCGACGCGTGGATTTCCGGCTTTGCCAATACACGTTTTCCGGTACGATACGCAAGGCCAGCCGGGTATGCCGCAGTAGCCAAGCCAGCGCCAAGCAATGCCCCCTCTGTAGGGTCAGCACCAGTCAGATAAGAACCAGTGGCACCAGCCGCGCCTTGTCCAATAACTTCCGCTGCTTTTGGAAAAACATACTTCGACACTTTACCTATCTGTGGTATTGCATTGATAGCGGCCGAAGTTGCCTTGTAAGCACCCATGCCGGGTGCCATCGTCAACCCAATGTCAGCAAGTATCTTCCCTCCCTGATAGCCAGTCTTGTTTTGATTTTCAGATTCAAGTTGTTTTAGCGCCCCTTCGGTTTTACCCTTTTCGCCATAAATGACATCACCCAACTGTGAAACGCCGGGAATCTGATTGCCGAGGGTAGCAGCAGACCCGACAACGCCTTTCAGGATGTCGCTAACAGTCGCAGTTTTGTCACCCCTCGAAGCAGCCCTCATTTGATCGAGTGGGGTAGCTGTTTTTGTTGGAACAGTTGCAACAGTCGTTGGCTTACTAGGCGATTTTGGAGCAGAACTCTCGATGATCTGTGCAACTTCGTCATCCGTTGCGTCTGCCGGAACAGTTATGTTCCTGCCTTCAAACTTGATCGTCCGGGTAGCCATTTCTATTTCCTTATCAGTTTTCCATCAGCCCCGCGTACCCATTCCTCACCTCCACCAGTATCAGGCTGGTTACTGGAAGAGGCTGTCAATAATTCACGAGTGCGCTTGATGTTATCCCTCAACGATTGAGCACTGAACTGTTCTCCACCAGCAACAGCCGCTAAGTATCGTTGCAATTCCATATTCGAGTTCATCTGTGACGCACTCAAGTTTTTGGCGTTCTTTAGCTCCAGTAGTAAATAACTGGCTATCTGTGCCAGATTGTTCCGGGCGTCCTGATTTTTTGTAGCAAACACCTTACCGACTGTTTGACCAAGACCAGTGTTGGATACCCATGCCTTGACGTTAGTACCAGAACGATTCTTATCGCTTGGGATACCTTCACCCTTATCCAGAATATCAACTTGAGTCTCAGCGTTATCCAATAAAGAACTAATGTTTTGTTTTGCTTCCGCTTGCTTTTCGGTAGCAGCGTCAATCTTCTGCTGAGCCGCTGTATCTTTTGCAGAAAGCGCAGCGTTTCTTAAATCATACTGCTGACTAGCAGTCATTTTATAGATTGCGGCCATCTCACGGTCATGCTGCATTTTCGAGTTATGTTGCGCTACAAGAAAGTCATTACGTTCCCTGTCGCGTTGTTCCTGCGAAGCCAACTGTGCCATTCGCTCCTCATGTCTCTGCTGTGCCAACTCTTTCTGAACAGCATATTTTTCTGTTGCCGCAGCCGCAGCATCCTCTGCCTTTTGCTGTTGCATCATGATCTTTTCTGGCATGTCCAACGCTTGTTTCAACACACTCTCACGAGTGGTTGCCAAATGAGGGTTGGTTGGATCAAGCGTACCAAGATAGCTATTCAGGTTTTGCGAGTATTCCTCTGGGGATAACGCATATTGCTCTTCGACCTGCTTAACTGTGTCAGGAGCACGTGTCATTTTCGCACGAGCCTGCGGCAACATCGTACCGGGAGTAGAAGGCAACGATTCGCTGGTTCCATACGGAGAAGTTGGCACCGACTGTGGGGCTGACTGTTCGACAGGGACTTCCTCACCCGGAACTACTTGTTCAACTGTGCGCTTTCCCACCATACTAGGGATATTGCGCATCGCGCTTTGCGCCTCGTTCCGCGCCTGCTGGTCAAGCAGCCCTTCCTCTTGGTCAACCTGCTTGTTGCCATAGGCAGCGGCAACACCGCCCAAACCGCGCAGGATGTTGGTGCCGACATCGTTGCCACCAGCGACTAGCCGTGGGGACATGGAAGCACCAGTGAGGGCACTAGTCCACCCCGGCATGAACTTGTCGGCAGGGGCTTCCCCCGACTGTTGGCGCAGAAGGTCGGCCATTTCCCGCATACGCTTCAGCTTCGCGGCACGGGAACCATAGGTTCCGGCAGGCACTTGTTGTGGGTTGTTGTAGACACCCCCCGCACCATACCCGCCATCAGGCATCCCGCCCTGCTCTCCCGGCATAAACCCACTACGAAGCACGTCGATGATTCCCATCATATTCTCCTATCAACCAAACCAACCGCCTACAACATTCCCAATCGGCCCACCTAGTACAGACCCCCCAAGTTGGGCAGCGGTATTCCAGAAGTTGCCGCTGGCCTGTTGACCGGCGTTGTATTTCTGCATCTTGCTGTTCCAAGTGTCTTGCGCCGCACCGACCATGTTCGGGGCGTTCGTGCCGCCTTGTTGGGCATAGCCGGGGAACTGTGGCATCTGCACATCCCCCGAAGCCGACATGAGCCGCATGAACTCGTCCATCGGCAGGTCGCGCTGTGCCTTCTGTTCGGCAATGTAGCGGTTACGGTCAGCAACGTCACGGCCATACTGGTCAGTGCGCTCGCCGTAAATCTGCTTGCGCCAGTCGGTCTGGTCGTCGCGGATATTGCCGTATTCGCCAATGCCCGACAGCAAGGCTTGCATCGCTGCGTCGTTCTCGTTACGGCCAAGGGTGGTCTGCGACTTGTTCCACGCCTCGTTAGCGCCACGGCCAACGCCCTGCGCAATCATCTGCGCTTCCTCGCGCTGGCGGTTACGCAACAGGTCAGGGGCAATGCGGGACATCAGGGCATTCTTGACTGTATCAATCGCCATACCGCCATTCTCGCCAGTCGCCTTTGTCCAGTCGGCATCCCACACATTCGGCAAGCCGTTAAGGTCAATGTCCCGTACTTCAGGGGCATCAGCCCAGTTAAACTCCTTGGAGTAGGCATCGTTCACCCGACCAAGCATCCCCTCAGCGCCCTCTGCCAAGGCTCGTTGCGAGCGTTGTTGCGCGTCCAGACGGGCTTGGTCTTCAGGGTCAAGGGTAATGTCCTGTGTCCACTCTCCGTTGTAATCGCCGCCACTAGTAAAGTCGGCAAGGTCAGGAGGGCGTATTCTGCCGCCGCCACCAGTAGAGCCGCCATAGGCGGAAGACGGCAGGCGGATACCTGTCTGGTTGAATGTGCCTTCTGCCGCAGAGCCGGGATAGCCGCCCATGTTGTTGCCACCCGACGCGTAGCCGCCACCGCGCAGGGCCTTCGCCGCCGCTGACTGTTGTTGCTTCCACGCATTCACAGCCGACTTGTAATCCTGCCGGGTCTGTCCGGCACCGCGCACAGGCTTCGCTGTATTGTAGGTATTCCAGTTACCCAACATGGTGTCGTAGCCCGACTGGTCAACAACAGTCGGGTTCTTGTTACGCGTCCAGTTGATGTTACCCCAAGGCGTGTTCTGGGAGGCACGGTTCGCAAGCACATTGCGCTCGGCTGCTTCCCGGTCAAGCACTGACTGTTCCTGTGCCAGCTTGGAATAGTTCGGGGTACTCGGGGCAGAACCGCCCTTGCTGCCTCCCTTGTGATGCTTCCGGTCAGAGTCCCATGCCCCCGCGTGACCGTGTAATAGTGGGTTGTATCTCATGTTCTTCTCCAGTTAAGCATCCTGCAATCTTGTTTCCACATAGTCATGGCAATCATGTCAGTGCCATCCCATGCTGCGCCCTTCAACCTTGCCTCTTCCACGAACCCCAACTTCCTGTTGAGTTTCACGGCCTTCTCGTTGGTTTCCTGTACGTAGCCAGTTATCCGGCTACACCCTAAGTCTTCAAACGGGTAACTGAAAACCGCCCACCAAAACTCACGTGTAACTGTGCCTTCAATACGTTGGTGAGCGAAGATGTTTGTGCCGCTAAATTCATCATACGCCACCCCTGCCACCAACTTACCATCCTTCAACAACCCTATCGCCTGTGCCTTGCGAGTGAAGGTGGTGTTGACCCCTTCCTCCACCCATCGGACGACTTCCTCGCCCTGTACCAGCATCAGATACCCGACCCCTCTTCGTACATGAAGTCGTAAGCCGCCCAAAGGACAGGCTGCTCAGTCTCCAATGCCAGCCGCAAAGCAAAGGCAGTTCCAATGCCACTAACACTTGTCCATAGCTTCTGCGTCTTCAGGCCGCCCGACCACTTATCCTTGCCCCAGATACCGCGATTCCACAGGGCATGACCGGGCTTGTTGACCGCCCCTGTAGCAGTCGGAGAGGTGTAGTTGAAGTCGGGGTTTGCCCTGATGACGTAGGGCACAATGCTGGAGTTCAGGAACACTGGCCGCACCATCTTGGCGTGCTTCACTACGCTCATGCCGCCGAAGTAGTTAAACGCTGTCTGTATTTCAGCAGCAATCGGGTCGCCTTCAATGATGGTGTCGGCATCTTCCTGTATCGCCTTGTCGGTGTAGCCTTCCCATGCCCGGTACACGCTACCGTCCCGGCCACCGAACAGCAGATAAGGGCCAGCCACCATCCAACAGTTGGCGTCAAGGTTATCCCATTGTGACCATCCCTTGGTGATGGTTGACTGTGCCAACTGTCCCGCCTCAGCAAGCATCGGGACGTTAATCAATATCATGTTGTGGTCAGGCCAGTTCACCAAGTCCCAACCGAGTTGGTCACGAAGGTCACTGGCAAGGGTGGAAATGAGGTACTGTATCTTCTGGCTGAGGTACTGGTTGCCTTCCGCAGAGGCCGTGTCGCTGGTGGCAATGGCGGCGTTCATGGACAGCAGGCCGAACTGTGTCAACAGCAGCAAGTCACCGGCAACGCTCGTTACTGCCCGACTGGACAACGGAGCGCCCGTGTAGAACACGCCCTTGAGTTGCCAAGTTGACGCACTGTTGGGGTCAACGCCACTGTAGATGGCAATTTCACCGAGACTGCTTACTGCCACCAGCAAGTCATCCGGGCCGTAACCACTGTCCAGTGTCCAACTTGCCAAGATGCGTAGTCTGCCGCCCTTGGTGAAGACGCTACCAAAGTCAAACTCATAGGCTTGCCCGGTAACTGCCTCTGGTTCCAGATACCACGCCTTGGTGCTGTCCTTCTGAATCAGCCACATGCGCTTTTGGTGGATACAGCCGCCAATCAGGGTTTTCGGGTCAACGCCAGCAATCTCGTTTGCTGTCGGGGAGGCAGGGTTCACGGCCAGCGAAATGCGCGTGATGGTGTGGTTGTCGTGAATCCAGATACCGTCATCAAAACCGTTGTAGGCTGCGACGTTGTATCCTGAAGCATTGGCGATACCGACGTGGTTCCAACGGCTGTTGGTCAGGCCAGTAACGACTGGCACCCGCACTTGATTGCCGGGGTCGGTAACGTCGAACATTTCCTCATTGGCAAAGGCAAATATCTTGTTGCCCGTGGGCTGGCTGGTCAGGTGTTCAATCAGCGACTCAACCGGGCCTCCCAGATTATCGGTGTGGCGAACATAGCCCCGGCGTACTTCCATACCGTAGGGCTGGCTGAACCAGTTACGGACAACAGTTGCGTCCGTCTGCGGCATATTCACCAGCGGGTCGGACACATTCAAGCCGCCGATGGGGGAGGCTGAAGTAACTGTTTTATGGACTTGTTGAACCATTATCGTACCCAGTTGCCTTCCGGCACGTTCTGGACGCCAATAAACACAGTACCAGTCTTGGGTGCCAGCGACAGTACCCGACTGCCCTTACTCTTGGCCGTGAGGCTGTTCCACATGGTAGTGAACTCAGCAGCCAGCGTGGTAGTGTCGAAACCCTTGGCCGACCACATCTTGACCTTCAACAGTCGCACCAGCAGCCACTCATTCACCACCGGAATGTCGGCATCCTTACTGATGTTCATCTTATAGGTGCCGAGAGCGTTGCCGTCTTCTACCCACGCCTTGGAACCATAGGACAGAGCAAGTTCACGAACGCCAGTATTCGGCTGAGGCCAGAAGTTAAGCATCTTGTTTTGCAGGATGAAGTAGGTGCGGCTGACGGCCTGAACCTTGGCGGCAACGAGCGCCTGCCATTCCTGCTGAGTCACTGGCCCGAGCAATGGCCAGCGATTCGTTCTGTCCCAACCCGTGCTGTCCAGAAAGTAGTTGAAGTCGGTTGGCAGCGGGTAATCCTCTTGCATCGGGTCAGTGCCGATGGTCAGGTCATAGGTGCGGTTCAGTTCTTCCCATTGGAAGTTACTGGAAATGTCGTATCCCGCGCTATTCAGCAAGGCAAGCATCTGCACGTTGGTTTCATCCGTGGTACCAGTGACAGCAGCTGGTACGGGAAGACCTAGCTCTCCACAAGCCTGCTGAACAATCCATAGCGCGGTATTTGACATAGTTACTCCTTGGCTGCTGCCTTAGTCGTTATTCCAGGGGACTTGGCTTGTTGTTGAGCGGCCAACAGTTGAGCCATTTGCTCTTTCAGTTGGTTGATTTCAGTATCCCGCTTGTCTAGCTCGGTTTGCAGTTTGTTATTGACAGCCTCACCAGCAGCCGCATCGAGGAATAGCTTGGCTTTCCGGCGTAGGTCATGGTTGCCCATAATCTGTTGCGCGTATTGGTCAGACATTTCTGCCAACTGTTCGACTGTGTGGACGCTCATGGCCTTGAGGGAAGCGACCATACCAACGGTCATCTGAGGCCATTGCTCCAGTGGGGTGCCAGTAACTGCTTGGGATAGCCCCGCTTTGTATCGCTCCCAACGGCCAGCGAAACGCTTCTTGTGCTCTTCAGTGACCTTACTTTCAAAGTTGCTGTAGCGGTCGCCGGGGACAGTAATCTTGACGAAATCAACCTCGTCGAACACTGGACGTCCAGCCTCATTAGACTTGAAGGGGTTCTCCACCGCCTTGCGGTAGAACTCGACAAACAGGCGGTTATCCGCCGCGTTACGGGAGTCGTTGCCCATTACAGCTGCTCCCTCATATCCTGCTAGAACGTCCATGACTTTTATCCTTATGTTGCGGTCGATGTTGGGAAATCTGGCCATCGCCTTTGCCAGCCTTACTTACATCGCAGAGCCTTAGCCATGTGCTTGGCCTTGTCTGCTGCGTTGTATTCTTTTGCGACCTTGGCCGGTATACCAACCTTCTTAGCAAAGGCCGGATTGTGGGCTGCTGCTGCCATTGTTCGTGCTTGCTTTGCTGATGTGCTTGGCATCTCGATGCTCCCTAGTTAGCTTGCGACTTAGCCAAAAACAATATGTCGTTAATCGACAATGCTTGTGAGCCAGCGTCTATCTTAATCTGCACTTGATAGTTTGCTGGAAAACCTGAATACTCGATAGCATTCATGGATATTGATTGAAAATTACCAGAACCCGCAAGAGTAGTAGAAACACGCCATGGAGTAGCTACTCCGTTCTTATATAGGGTAACTGTGACTCCTGTGCCGTTAGACCCATCTATACTGCATTTAAAGCAAAGTTCATTAACTCCGTTCTTAAGGCTATGAATAGTACCTGTAGCGGGGGTGAGTGCGTAATGAGTAACTGCTGACGAAAAACTGTTATCGCAAACAACAGGAGTATCATTTATACCCACGACTTGAGTACCAGTAACACGGAACACATAACCATACGCAGGACGGATAGCCTCGACCAGTTTGCCAATCCACGTGCGCAAAATCAAAGGAGTAATCGCCCCGCTGATATTGTCGGGGAAACTGGTTGCTGCGTCTGCCAGCACTTCTTCTAATGAGGGTCTAGCCATTATGAAAACCCATCCGAAAAGCCATCACTGAATGCCCCGACACTTGATGCTGGAGCCATCTGCAACGGGTAAACAACATTGTTGTTCATGTAGTAAGCGAACCCTGTCAACGTGTCAATCAGGATAGGAGTGCCGACATTGGTAGTAAAGTCTACTACTCGCGGAACGCCCTCCACTAACCGAACGTAGTTGTTGATGGGCACTCACACGCCTCCTACTTCGCCTTCAACCTTGAACTGGCACTCACCCTTACACGTGTGTTCTACCGTCCTGTGAGCCACGCAGCCACTCAACAATAACGCTATCAGTAGCCATCTCACGGCGCAATCTCCACAGTTACAACGTATTCCCCATTAGGTGGCGCAGTCCAAGACTGCATGTTGAATCTTGCCACCCCTGCCCCATCAACGATGGGAGCATTCAAAACAACACCCTCTGCTGTACCAACGAAAACACTATCACCGACTTCCAACGAACTAATGGTAGCAGTATGGTCTTTACCATCGAGATCGACCACGTTAATAAACATCACAAGCCCGGTGTTAAAAATATCTCCGTGGGCGGGGTTAGTAGCCGTTGTAACAAGGAAGTCATATCGCGCACCGCCAATAGCAACTGAATTGCTGAATGCTTGATTACCGCCCCCTGCATTTGTTGCTATGACACGGCAAACAAGGACATTCAGATTGTCCCCTGCTGTGACGACATGGGTGTTGGTTGTCTCTCCTATTAGGGGAGTATTGTTCTGGAACCACTGATAGGAGTAAGCCGTTGGGGTGTTCTCCCAAGTACCTGTATCACAGGTTAATGTCGAACCAACACTGTTGAGTCCAGACACATGCGGGGGGACTGTATTCTCTGGCCGTGCAGCGCCAGAGGGCACCGCTGATGTCAGGTAAAGGCCGCCAAGAGGCCCGATACGCAACCCACCAGCAACATAGGGATCAGTAGCGGCAGGAGCAACATCTGCCTGCGCTATGATGACGCCATTAGCACCTCTAGGAATGGCGCTCAGGTAGTCCTTGATTACTCCCCCGAGCACCACGCACAGCATCCCGGCATCGTCCACCGGGTAGCCATTTACTACCTTGGTCGGGAAGCCAGTAAAATAGTGCACCTGCCCAAGAGGGGATACTGCTATCCCGCCCTTGAGGGTGCTGGTTGCGCCGGGGGGTGCCGACGTTACGTGCAACCGCCCCTGTGCATCGCGTTTGCCGGGTAGCATTATGCAAACTCAGGGAACCAAGCGTAGTCGTTGATTACTACTCCGCCAGTTACCTTGCACACGTACACACCTGCTACGTCAGCAGAGATAACCCCTGTTGCAGCAACAATAGTGCATCGCCCGCCATCAGCGATTGTGCCACCAGCTTTCGCCCATACTGCCTTACCACCTCGCGCTGCGTTATCATTTACAAACCCAAGGAAGTTGGTAGTACGGGTGACATTAGTAATGTCCTCCTCCAACACGTTCGTTTTGAATGCAATGTTGGTGTTTATGCCGACGTAGTTGCATTCTCCTGTAGGGTCGAGTGAATCTTGTACATACCCACCGATGGGCAACTGCGCGTTTGGTACTACGGGGGAGGACGCCCCACCAGCAGGATAGACAATGCCACCTGCTACGGCGTTGTTAATGTTTGCACCGGCTACTCCAAAAGTACCGGAAATGCTTGTTGCTGGCATGATATTTCTCCTTTATCTAAAGATAGGGGAGCCGAAGCTCCCCAACCTTACTACTCAACCATCACGCCTTGCAACGACAGGTTGGAGGCAGCCAAGTTGCCAGCCCAAGCCAGAATTTGCACTTCGGCATCCTGATTGACAGAGTAACGCTTGCCCGGAGACAGCGGAACCATGTCACGGTCACGGTGTGGACGGTAGTGCAGATACTTGGTGTTGAGGAAGTAGCCAGTCTTGGCATCCATGTAACCGCCAACACCGCCATCGAGCACTACGTCTGCGTCCATATACTTCAGGGACACGAAGCCGAGGTTGGCGTCTTGGGTGTTGGTGAAACGCTGGATTGCTTGCAGGGAAGCAACGAAGTAGCCCCAATATGCGTTGTCGAACACAATCAGGTTCGGACGGTCGGAACCCCGTACCAACTGTGCCCACATATTGTTCATCGCCGCTTGAATGTTAGCCGCAGTAGTGGCAGCACCGAGGAAAGTGCTGTTGTCCTGCGTCTTGTTCTTCCAGAATGCGCCGATAGCAGCATTACGGTCAATGCCGCCGACAGTATTGGTCGGGGTAGTTGCGACTTGCGCCTTGAGGCCAGTGATTTCCTTGCCGCCGTAGCCAGTACCATCAGAGTAAATGCCAGCAGCAATCATATTTGCCATCGTTGCCTCGCCAACAGAGATGCGGCCTTCCAGCAAGTCGATGATTTGTTCCTTGCCTGCATTCTGCAACTGTTCCAGACCAGAAATGGTGATTGGCACAGCGGCTTGCTTGATGTCGTACTGCGCGGCACTGATAACGTCACTTGCCGAGATAGGTAGAGTTTCGTAACCAGAATACCACGAAGCATTGCCGTTTTCAGCGAACGACAGTTCTTGCAGGATGACGTTACCGCCACTGAACTTCTTGACGTTGCCAGAACGCTTGATGTAAGTCAGCAAGGCGTTGTTCTTGGTAACGTTGTCAGCAATTACGCCGGAACGGTTTTGAATCGTGGTAGCGATGATGTCGCTAATGGCTGATGGGAATGCCATGACAGTCTCCTTGAAAGAGGTTAAAAGTTAAAGTTCCACACATCTTGCTAGTGGGTGCTTTCGCACTCTAACGCGGGTGCTGTGGGGCACCCATTTCAAGGAGACTGGCTACTTACAGGTTGAACGGCTTGGGAGTGGACGGAGCAGGCTTACGACCAAGCATCAGGCTGATGAGCCAGCTTGCTAAAGTCGTAAAGTCCCGTTTCTTTGCCATCACAAGTTATCCAAAATACCTTCGATAGTGCCTCGTAAGTTGGTGGCATCGGGGCCACCTCTAACACTTGCAGGAGAACCCCCGACACTTACAGCAGCACCTTTGGCTCGTTGGGCGGCTGCATGGGCGCTGGACGCTTGCTGCCGCTGAACCTGCTGCTGTTGCGACTGTTGAACAGCCGGGTTTCCACCAGTAGCAATAGCATAAGCCTGTTCCATACTAATGTAAATGCCCCGGTTGGCTCTCATTTCAATCAGGTCAGCCATATCGTCGCGCACATCTTGGAAGTATGGGAATCGCGGGTCTGTCGCCATTGACTCAACTGTATGCTGAATTTCTTGCTGTTGTGCCTCCTGTTCCTGCTGCATGCGCTGTTCAATGGGGGCAAGCCGTTGGGCAAGCAACTGTTGGACTTTAGCCTCAATGTCGTACTGCGGGGAAGCCTGCACAGGTTGACCAGCAAGTGCCGAGTCCAATGCCTGAATATCAATGCCATATTGCTTGATAAGGCCAGCAAGGTAAGTCGCCCGTTGCTGCATCGGGGCAGTAGCAAGGATACGGTCGGCCTCCATCAGGGACGAGAACATCTGGGCAGGGGAAGCACCAAGTTCCTGCAAGCGCTGTTGATAGGGCTGGATAGTGCGTTGCATGTCCTCCACTATCTGCCGGGCTTGGGCAGTCTCACGAAGCGTTGAATCAACCTGCCGTTCGCGTCTGATAACTTCAGCACGAGCCGCTTCCGGTAAGTCAGCCCACACCTTCTTGGCATCACCCTTCCACGAAGCAGGCGCAACATCTGCTGTCTTGTCTTTAACGAACGTTGGAACTGCATCTTTATCCTCCTCTGTAGCGGCCTCGTTCGGGGCTTTGGTGGGGGTTTCAGCGTAATCCGGAACTTCCTCTGCCGACTTCTCGGGGGCAGCCTGTTGCTCAACTACGGGCTGTTCCGGGGCAGCCTGTTGCTCAACTTCCGGCTGTTCCACTTCTGCCACAGCAGCATCCAGCGACTCGCGCAGGGATACCTCTTGCTCTTGCTTCGCCATCATTTTCTCCTTATGTTATATTGGTATTACTTGGGCTGCGGACGGTTATCCTTGACCAGCTTGAATACATTCGCCCACGAACCACCGGGGCAAATGTTGGTCTGGTCGGGGGTGTACTGACCCTCCAGCCCCTTTTCACAGAACTCTTGCTGCTGACCAGTTACGACAGCAGCGGTTGAAGTAACAGTCGGTACTGCTGCGATTACTGCTAACAAAATGACCCACATGACTATCTCCTTAATTTACCTTGTTGGATTGC